AAATTGAAAAAATGAAGGATGAAGGAAGAAATGTAAATAAAATTGAATTTGAACAAGACAAGGTTGACATTACAAAAAGTGTTCTTGACATGAAAAAAGCAGAAATGGGACTTGTGAGTGAAGAAGATAAAGCTATTGGTAAGGCGTTTAAAGAAGCTGGTATGGGTGAAGGAAAATACTCATATTCAGCTACCACAGAGTATAAAATTGTAGAACCAATTAAACAAGATAAAGATTTATCTTTATTAGATGATACAAACGCTAGAGTTGATAGAATAGTTCAATCTACTACGGACGTAGGAAATATAGACCAGAATCAGGGTGTAATCGTTCCAAGAAACACATCACAAACTTCTGAATCAACGATAAAACTCGCTAAGAGTGATGTAAAGTTTGTTCAACTTACATCAAATCCATACATATCTATCTCGCCAACATCAAAAGGTTTGCCTCCAGAAGTTCTTAGAAGATTATCATAATGTCAGAAAAGAAGTATCTAATTAA